GGCGTGCTGGTGCATGCGGGCCTTGGCCTGGCCGTGGCCGGCGCCGTGCTGATCCTGATGTCCTTCCTGTCGGCCCGCATCGCTGGTGGCGTGTACCAAGCCGCCCCCGATAGCGCTGGTGGAACTGACTGATGTTCATATCGCGCATTCGCGCCGACGCGGGCGGTGACCGCTCGCCGTATGGCGACTTCTGGTTCGACCAGATCGGCATGCGTACCGCATCGGGTGCGCGCGTCACGCCGGTTTCGGCCATGGGGCTGCCCGCCGTGTGGGCGTGCGTCAACGTGCTGGCCAAGAGCTTCGCGGTCATGCCATTCAACCTGTGGGAGCCTGCCGGCCTGACCCGCAAGCGCCGCACTGACCACTGGCTTTATCGCCTGGTGTGCAAGGCGCCGAACCCGTTCCAGTCGCCCTATGAGTGGCGGCAGATGCTCATGGGCCACCTGGCTCTGCGCGGCAACTCGTTCCAGCAGATCGGTGAAGACAGCGCCGGCAACATCACAAGCCTGCTGCCGCTGCACCCTGACCGCATGCGTGTGGAGATGCTGGACACCGGCAGCTACCGCTATCGGTACACCGACCAGTTCGGCAAAGAGGTGGTGTTCCTGCGCAGCGAGATTTGGCACCTTCGCGGCCTGAGCAACGATGGCATCGTGGGCCTGAGCCCCATCGAAGTTGCGCGTGAAGCCGTAGGCGAGGGCCTTGCCATGCAGGGCTACTCGTCGCGCTTCTATCACAATGATGCGCGCCCGCGAGGTGTCATCAACTTTGACGGCCGGTTTGCCGACAAGTCTGCGCGCCAGACCTTCAAGGAGTCGTGGCAGGAATCGCAGGGCGGGCGCAATGCCGGCAAGATCGCTGTGCTCGAAAAGGGCATGAGCTATCAGGAACTGAAGCTCACCAACGCGGACTCTCAGTACCTTGAAAGCCGGGGCGCGAACCTGAGCGACATCGCACGAATCTTCGGCCTGCCTCCGCACAAGGTGGGCGACCTCTCCAAGTCCACGAACAACAACATCGAGCACCAGAGCATCGAGTTCTGGACCGATGCCATGCACCCCTGGGGCTGCTGTGTGGCCAGCAGCATGGAATTCGCCCTGCTGGGGCCGGATACCACGCTCGATTGCGAGTTCGACATTCGCCCCCTGATGCGCGGCGACGGCAAGACTCGATCTGAGCGCCTGAATCGCCTTGTCCTTGGCGGCATCCTGAAGCCCAACGAAGGCCGCGCTGAAGAGGGCTATGACCCCGAGCCTGGCGGCGATGTGCTGCTGCGCCCCTTGAACATGGGCACCGTCAATGATGATGGCAGCGTTGAAGCGCCAGAGCCGCCAGAGGTTGAAACCGAAGACACGCCAGGCGGCCCGACGCAGCCCGGCGGCGAGTCTCCCGATGGCACCGACCGCACCGGACCCGAGTCGCGCATGGTGGCGCTGCTGGCCGGCAACGCGAACCGCATGGCCCGCCGCATCGTGGCTGGCAGCTACCCGACTGCCGATGTCCTGGCTGAAGCCATGGCCGTTGACCGCATCGAAGCCCGGCGCTGGATTCAACGCGGGTGGGATGGCGTGCCCGAAGAAGAGATTGCAGCCGACCTGATGACCCTGGCCGGCGCCCCGATGATCGACCACACGGCCAGCGCGATCCGCAGCCTTGCGACGGCCATTGCAGAGCGCAAGCCGGCGCAGATCAACGTGCATCCGGCCGCAGTCACCGTGCAGCCTGCCGATGTGAATGTCACGGTGCAGCCGGCGCAAGTGAGCGTGGCGGCCCCTGAAATCACCATGCCCGCTACCGTGGTGCATGTGCCCGCGCCGAACGTGAACGTGACGGTGCAGCCCGCAGCCGTGGAAGTGCAGGCTGCTGCTGCGCCGGTGGTTACCTTGCCGGCGCCCGTGGTCAATGTGGAAGTGAAGCCATCGGCCGTCCACATTGCCCAGCAGCCGGCACCCTCTGGCGGCCAGCAGGCCCGTCCGTGGCCGACTGAAACGGTCATCAAGGTGCGCGACAAGCAAGGCCGGGCCGATGTGATCGAAACCCGTCCGATTGACGAATAGGAACCCGCCATGAGCATGTCGAACACGACAGAGAATGCCACCCTGAAGATGCACCTCCAGGGCACCGATCCGAGCTACCGCGCTGGCGCGACTCAGTACCTGGCCCTGTTCACGGCAGACCCCGGTGAAACGGCCAGCCTTGCCGCTGAAGCGACCTACACCGGCTATGCGCGGGTTGCGCTCACCAAGGCCACGGCATGGACCGATGGCGGGTCGGCGTTCACGAATGCAGACCTGATCCAGTTCGGCGCGTGCTCTGCCGGCACGAATGCCCTGACGCACTTCGCTGTGGTGGATACGGCGAGTGGCGCGGTTGCGCAGATGATTTCCGGCGCGCTGGCGGCCACGCTCAATGTCTCTGCCGGCATCCAGCCGCAGTTTGTGGCTGGCGCCCTCAGCATCGCCGCCGATTGAGCGATGGCCGGCTTCGTCAATGCGCGCGTGATGGCAGATGCCCATGATGCCGGGCAATACCTATACGCAAGCTGGCGCAAGCAGCCGACCCAGACCACTGGCGCAGGCGTCTGGTTTGACCTGAGCATGAGCCCAGGCAACCCGGCCCCGAACTACTACATCGGCTCGCCGGGAGTCTTTGTGCCGATGCGGCAAAGCACTGACGGCGGCCTTCGACATGGCGGCAATGTGAGCCCGGCAAAGAAGTTTGTGCGAAAGCTCATGGCGATGACCGTCACCGCAGCGGCCGTCCCGTTGCCCATGCTTCTGTGCGACTACCTTGGCTTCTACGGCTTCATTGACGAGTCAGTGACTGACGAGCAGCCGCTTGACAACACTCAGGCCATCACGCGCTACACCGATGGCGCGGGTGTGCATCTCATGCCGGTGGTGGTGGCGGGCCACACCGGGGGCCAGCCGTTCACGGTGAGTTACACGAACCAAAACGGAGTGGCCGGGCGCACCACACAGTCCGTGGTGATGGGCACGCAGCTTGTCAATGGCACCATCCTGCACAGCATGCAGGCCGGCGCGAGCTACCCGCATAGCGGCCCGTTCCTGCCCTTGCAAGCCGGCGACTCCGGTGTGCGTTCGGTGCAGTCCGTGACCATCGGCGGCGTCGGCGACGTGGGCCTGTTCGCCCTGGTGATGGTCAAGCCGCTTGGCACCTTTGCGCTGCGCGGCATTGACGCCCCAACCGAGGTTGACTACCTCACCGACATGGCGGCGCTTCCGCAAATCGTGGACGACGCCTATCTGAACTTTGTTGCGCTGCCGAATGGCACGCTATCCGGTGCGCCTATCAACGGCATTCTGGAAACCTGCTGGGGTTGATATGGCTGGCTTTGCATCAACTGACGACATGATCAACCAGATCAGCACGAACGGTAAGTTCTACCGTGCTGACTGGCAGAAGTCGAGCTTCGCCACCACTGCGCACACCGCCGGCCTTTGGTACAGCCTCTTCCGTGGCGGCGGCAACCCAGCGGCAGACACGATCCTTGGAACCGGCACGAACCTGGCATTTCAGGCATTGACAGATGCCACGGCGGGCGCAACCGGGATACCGCACGGCGGCAATATCGGCGGCGGCACCGGCTACAAGGTGCTGCTGAATGCCGCCGCGCAAACGGCGGCGGCCACCACCGCGCCCTGTGTGCTCATGCTGGTTGATCTGCTGGGCTTCTACCCGGTGACAAGCGTCACGACGACTGGCGCGCAGACCTTGAACAACACGGTGACCTTGCCGCGCTACACCGACGGGGCCGGGGTGCAAGCCTTCATCACGCCCAGCACCGTCATGGGCGCAGCCACTCCGAACATCACGCTCGGATACACCAACAGCGCCGGCACTGCATCGCGCGCCACGCCGGCTACGCTGCCGATTGGCAACTCCGCAGCAGCCGTGACGAGCATCGTCTACAGCGGCACCGGAACCGGCAAGTACGGTCCATTCGCCCCGCTTCAGGCTGGCGATGCTGGCATCAGGTCCGTGCAGAGCATCAACCTCTCCGTGTCCTACGTGTCTGGAGTGCTGAATCTGGTTCTGTGCAAGCCGCTGCTGACGCTGCCAATTACCACCCTTGGCGTCACGGCCGAGCGCGATCTTGTGAATCAGTTCATGAGCATGCCCAAGGTGTACGACGGTGCGTGCCTGGCCTGGCTCATGTTGGCTGGCGCCGCTACCCCGGTGGCGTCCCCGCTGTCAGGCCATCTTGAGCTTGGATGGAACTAGCGTGCTCATCGGGAACCGTTCCGTCCTGCTGAAGTCGCCGGGCCGGTTCCTGTCCGGCACGGTTGCCAGCATTGAGCGCAGCAACTTCAGCAAGCCCGGCATGCTGGCCGGACGGTTTGAATCCTTCAACAAGCTGAGCGCGGCCATACCTGGTGGCCACCTGGCACCTTCCGCATGGGCGATGCCGCGCACCGCTGGCGGCATGGCTTCAGTCAACAGCGCCATGCTGGCGTCAAGCGCCACGGCGACGGCTTACGGCGGCATCACTTCTACCGGCAGCGCGAGCATCACCTTCACGGTGTCTGACGCGGCCGGGCAACTGATTTCATCCGGCTCAGGGTCATCCACTTTCACCCTGTCCACGAACTCCCCGCTGCTGACGGCGGCCCTTGTCGGCAGCGGGTCGGCGGCTTTTGCCATCACCGCAAACACCCCGACGCTAGGGGCTCTGGCCAGCCTTGTGGGATCGTCATCCTGGGCCATCGCCGGCACCCTTACCCCATACGCCATCGGCAACATGGCCGGCACGACGGTCGATTCCACGGTGCTGACTGGCGAGGTTGTTGCAAGCGCCGTGTGGGCGAAAGCCATCGAGGCCGGGTTCACTGCAGAGCAGGTTTTGCGCATCCTGGCGGCTCACGCGGCCGGCGCTGCCACGGGCCTTGAAGGCGCGAATCCGCAGTTCACGGGCCTGGACGGCGCCACCGTTCGCATTGACGGCACCTACAGCGCAGGCACGCGCACGATTGACGCGATCAACGCCGGCTGACTATGGCAACGCAAGGCCAGTGGCAAGGCCAGTGGGCCGGGCAGTGGGCTGGAGCAACTGAGCCGGCGCCGCCTGGCGCAATGTCGGGGGCTGCCACGATCCGCATCACTGCGGCCGGCACGCTATCCACGGGCGGATCAGCGACACCCGGAGACATGGCCGGCGCGGCAGTCATCAGCATGTGGGCAAGCGGCGCTCTGATAGACGCCACTGTGTACAAGACGCGGTTCATGGGCACCGGAGACTGGCCGGGCGCCAGCATAAACCGCATGGTGCGCGAGGCGCAGCAACGCGCCGCACAAGCGCTGGAAGACGACATAGACCACGAGATGGTGTGCATCCTCTCGGCGGCCATTCTTTGAGGACGCATCATGAAATTCCCCCACTTCCTGGCCTTCGCGCTCAACACCCCGTGGGCCATGGAGCCCAGCGCCATGCACACCTACGCGGCAATGCTGGCGCGTACCTACGCCCGCAAGTCGGGCGTGGCCGCCGACATCGGCCATGAAGCCGATGAACGAATCGAGCCCGCCGCCAAGAT